AGGGTTGCCTCAGCAATGTCGGAATACGTCGAGTGTGAGAAGGAAGTCCGGATGTCAGACTCAAAGATCACGGAGGAAGATTTCCGTGATTTTGAACGTGTGTCTGCCATGCTTTTTCAGAGTGCCTTTACTCGTATAGATCGTGAGATCTATTACGATAGGGTCATTCCGAAGCACGGACCAGGTGCGGTCGCAGATCGACTTTCCAGTAATGGAAAGTATCGGCTTCGCACGTGGACCGACCGACTTGAAGGTGTCTTTCCTGCCTCCAAGTACTTGATCCCGAACATCCATTTTAGGGATGAACTGGATCAGGTGAACTTCCTCGAACCCGGTTCTGAGATGCCCGTGAGGGTCATCGCAGTTCCTAAGACGTTGAAAACACCTCGGATCATTGCAGTGGAACCTGCGTGTATGCAATATACACAGCAAGGGATACTGCGTTTGATTCTTGAATCCTTTTCAAGGGATGAACTCCTTGATCGGATTATCGGATTTGACGACCAGGGCCCTAACCAGGTCATGGCACGTCAAGGTTCGCTTAACGGCGAAACCGCTACGCTCGATCTGAGCGAAGCATCTGATCGTGTTTCCAATGAGCTCGTCAGGCGGATGACTTCAAGGTGGCCTTGGTTTTCTAAGGCTCTTGATGCTACCCGTTCCCGCCGGGCTGACGTAGAAGGCCATGGAATTATTTCATTGGCCAAGTACGCGTCTATGGGTTCAGCGACGTGCTTTCCGATCGAGGCCATGGTCTTTACGACCTTGATCTTTCTCGGAATAGAACGATCGCTCAACGTGACGCTAACCCGAAAGGATATTGAAGAACTTTCGGGTTCGGTGCGTGTCTACGGGGACGACTTGATTGTCCCTGTAGATCATGTGCGTTCCGTAGTCTACACCCTCGAGGCTTTCGGCTCTCGGGTAGGTGCAGCCAAGTCTTTCTGGACTGGGAGGTTCAGAGAGAGTTGTGGGAAGGAATACTTTAATGGCAATGACGTTTCAATTGTCAGATGCCGGCAAGCGTTACCTTCCACTACGGCAGACGCGACAGGTGTGATATCAGCAGTTGCTCTTCGTAACCTGTTCTATGAACATGGCTACTGGAGAACGGCTCGCTGGCTGGATAAGAAACTTGGGAAGATACTAAAGTACTATCCCATAGTTTCGCCAGACTCACCTGTGCTAGGCAGGGTCTCATTCCTTGGGTATGAAACTCAAAGAATGCACCCAAGCCTGCATAGCCCGCTAGTTCGCGGCTATGTCACGCAGGCCAAAGCCCCCAGCGATAAACTGGAGGACACTGGTGCCTTGCTTAAGTGCTTACTTAAGCTGGAATCTGAGGATCCCAAAGGAGTTTTCGAGAGTTATCTCGAATTAGACTCCTGTCCTCAGACCGGCGTGGGTTCTAACAGGACCCTTCCCACCGGATTGCCACCCGGTGGACAAGATGAGAAGCACTTAGAGCGTTCTGGACGCCCCCAGCGCGTCAGCATCAAGTCTGGGTGGTGGTCTCCGATTTGATCGGAGGCGGAGGGTTCCTTATCGGGCCCTTGTGGGAGAGCCAATCCCGTTTCCCTTGATCATTAGGGACGGGGATCGCGTGCTGGTTCCAAGGAGTGATCAACTCTTTGGTCTCAGCAGTTCACTTTGGCGCGTTGCGCCAGAGCGATCTAGCGGTCGGCTTCTCTGTGTGGTTGGAGACAACCCTGACGGGGTGTCTCTATTCCACCACTGAGAGTAAGGCTGCCCTGAACAGGCAGCCCACTCTCGGGAGATGCACTTGGCAGTGCA